GCATTCTTTGATCCTTCGGATACAGCAAACACCGTAGTCTATGCAACGGATAATTTAACAAGAGCGATTATTCAAAATATCCAAGTAACCAATGAAGGAGGTAGTAAAATTGTTCGAGCTTATGTTTTTGACAGTAGTAATTCTAACACTGCTACTCAGATAGCCTACGCTAATATTTCAGGACCCACGATTTGTAATATTGCCAAAGGTCCGATTATCTTAGAAGAGAGTGATACTCTTGTTTTAAGCAGTTCTGATGCCTCAGGTATTAGTGCGACTGTATCTATCTTGGAAGTTAATCGAGGTCTTATTCAACAATAATGAAGTTTTATACCTTTGGTTTACAGAGGACTTGCACGAATTTTTCTCAAGCACTAATTCAAGAGAACTTTAATTTCAAATGGGAAAATATTAATCGACAAGACAATCCTTTATGGAAACACAATAAAAACGCTGAAGACGCAATGGCTCATGTAGAGAAAAGAAATATGTTTATTTTTTGCTACAAAGAACCTCAAATGTGGGTAGATAGTATTATGAGAAAACACGTTGATTTTTTCAATAGATATGGTGGTGTTAAAAAATCAGAACAAGAAAAAATTGATGTTTGTATTAATGTATTTAACGAGTTTTATTTGAATTGGATGAAAGAAATGCCCATTCTTTACTATGAAATCTTTCATCAGAGAAAGATGTGTGACTTTGGTTATGTAAAAAGAAAATTAAATAATATCGCTAAAGTTCACGGTATGCGTAGACAAGAATGGAAATTACCTAATCATGTGGGTCAAACTTCTGGTTTTCAGAGTAGAAAACAAAACTATTTAGAGGGAATTCCTTTGTCTTTATCACAAGAGCAAAAGAGTTATATTATATCAAAAATAGACAAACAGATCATTGATTTCTTTGAAAATCAAAGGTAAAACTATATTATGGCAAAGATTATAGATGAACCAGTCATCTTACGCTATGAATACGACATTGAGGGCAATCAAGTCCCTGTCTATAGTTGTAAGGTCGAAACTACTATTACCAACACTAGAACTGGCGTGGAATATGATTCAGAGGATCATGCCAATAACGATATTGCTGATCCTAATACTGATACTACTTCCGAAGATATTCGCAGAGATGTTAATGTCATCGCCCCTAAACTATTCACGGGTGCAGTTACACCTAAAAAAGGATAATGAAAAATGAACCAACAAGAGTATGCACAGATAAGTGAATTTGGACTGGGCTCTCTCATTGGTGATTTTTTTCAAAATGTAAAAGACACAGTCTCAGGAGTTGCTAAGGCAGTGGCTCCAGTAGCACCTTATGTTTTACCTTTTCTTCCTATTCCTGGTATTGGATCTTTAAGTCCTGCATTAACAAAACAATTAATAGGTGCTGGTATTGGATTAGCCGCTGGTCAAAAACCAGTAGACGTTGCAAAAAATATGGCTCTTCAGGCAGCCACCTCTGGAATTGCAAGTAGTCTCAGTGGAGGAAAATATGGAGAATCTTTTAGACAGCAGCTAGGTTTAGCTGACACTGGAGGACAAGACCAGAGCTTCATGAAAAAGTATATTACAGGGGAGGATTCCTTTTTAAGAAAAACTTTTGATCCTACTCAAAGAGGAGAAAGACTGACTTCCGCCGCTACAAAATTTGATCAAGCAATGGGTCAAGCGGGAGCGTATCAAGATTACTATAAAAGCGCTTTAGATAAAGCTGTAGCAAGTAATAACCCAGAGGTACTTTCCACTTTTTTAAATAAGTTTCCCTCTCCAACAGAGAAGACAGGTTTCGGATATCAATACGGTCCGCTGCTCGCGGCAAGTAGTGCTCTTTTACCTCTTGCTTTTAGGCAAGACGAGCCAGAAGATTCTGGAACAGGTTATGACCCAGTGGAAAGAGAAAGATTCACTTTCTCCTACGCCGCTGATGGTGGTGAGGTGACAGGCGGTATCGCTAATACAGGTCAAAAAATAGAACACCCTGACGGCAAGGTCAGAGAACACCCAAAACGCATCGGAGAAATTGCAGGAGCTGGAACGGGAACTTCTGACGACATTCCTGCAATGTTATCTGATGGTGAATTTGTGATGACTGCTCAAGCAGTTCGAAATGCGGGTGGCGGCTCGCGGAAAGCGGGAGCAAAGAACATGTATAAATTAATGAAAAGTTTAGAAAAAGGTGGTAGTTTATCACAACAAAGCATTGGCATGGTAGGGAGAGCATAATGGAAGAAGAAGTTCAAGGTAAATATTTAGGATACTTAGACAGTATCAAACAGCTTATTGATGATATCAAGGCGGGAGACGTTCAGGGTATTCCCGAACAAAAATTAGCTGAACTAAATGATCTATATTCTCAAGCTCAGGATCAGTTTACCTCTGGTATTGGTGCCTATCAACCCTATGTTGATACAGGTGCTGCTACCATGGCAGAAGGCGTAGGTGCTCTAGGTCAAGCTCAAGACATTTATGGACAAGCGGGGGAAGCTTATGCGGGTATCGGAAAAGCTCCAACGATGGAAGACCTTCAAGCTTACATGAACCCCTATCAGCAAGCCATTCAAGATGAGATTGCAAGAACCTATAACATAGCTAGAACCAAAGCCGATGCTGGAGCGGTAGCCGCTGGAGCATTTGGTGGTGGTCGTGAAGGTGTTCAGCGAGCCTTAATGACGGAAGATGAGGCGCGAGCAAGATCACGTTCAATGGCCGATGCCTTTAACTATGCAACTCAACAAAAATATGCAAGAGACTTAGCTAGCGCTCAGGGATTGGGTGCAACCGCCAGTGGTATCGGAAGTCTGGGATCTCAGTATGGCGCTCTCGGAGCAGGTCAAGCGGGTCTTGGATTTGATGTACAAAAGGCGGGATTAATGGATGTTGGGACAATGCTTGACTTTGCAAACTTACAACAGCAGCAAGCACAAAAGCAATTCGATGTAGACTACGCCAATCAAATGGCAAAGTATCAGCAGCCCTTCACTGAATTAGGTTTTCTAGGATCTGCATTTGGTTATGCACCCGCTATACCTCAGGTAGCATCGGCTGGAGGCGGAGGAAGTTTATCTCCTTTACAACAAACAATAGGCTATGGAATTGCTGGTCTCGGAGCACTAAGCGGTCTTAGCGGACTAAAAGGACTATTCTAATGCCAGTAATGAGTCGACCCATGTTTCGACCTCGAATCGTCAGAAGACAAGAGGGCAGCTCTCCTATGGGAGAGATGTATGATTTTGATATTCAAATGAAACAGAAACCTGAGATGGATAGCTACGGTCAAAACTTAATGAACCCTGAATTTCAAAACTTTTTATTAAGTGTTTACGGCGATAAGGGTCAAGGTATTTTAGATACTCTTCTGGTAGGTAATACTCCAGAAAACTTTAGTTTACTCAACAGTTTATTGAACGAATTTACTAATTTTAAAATTGCAAATGAAATGAAAGAAAAGGGAGCTATTACTCCTCAAGGTGATAGTTTATCTGATCAAGAACAAACTTTTTTAAATAGATTAAAAAACATGGCTGAGGGTGGTGAAATGACTACCGACGCTGTGGGTATTGCCGATGGACTAGATGCGGAAGAAGAAACGATGACCGCGGTCAGCGAACCGTCAGACGCGGGAATTGCTAAGGTATCCCCTGAGCAGTATGTTCAGTTAATGAATGAAGTGCGTGGTGATGAAGTTCCTTTAGAGGGAAGAGTACAGGAATTAGCAATGAAAGTGGGAGAGCAAGACGCTCAAGCTACTCCTCTGTCTGTTCTCGCTTTAGTGCAACCCGTTTTTGAATTAGAGGAGCAAGGCGGTATTGCTCAAACACAGCAAGCACAGAATGTGATGCCAACCGCAGCTGATCAATTAGCTAATCCACAAAACATGGGAATTGTAAGAGCAAATACAGGTCTTTTTATTAATCCAACGGAGGCTGTTTCCTATCCTGGTCAAAACATGTCAATGAGTTTAAATATGCCTACGGAAAACACAGCGGCATCCTCTCCACAAAACTACGATATTTTACAGGGGATGATGTCCCCTACTCAGTATGATTTTATTACAAGAATGGGAGAGAGTATGTTTGATATGGGAAAAGATCCCATTGATGTTACTCAACGAGCAAAACAATATGAAGAAAAATTATTAGAAGGCGCTAATTTAAAGAGTCAGTTTTTAACTGGTGTTGTATCTCCCCTACTACTTCAAACTGCTCAAGATATTTTAGATCCTAATAAATCTTTTAGTGAGATTTTGATAGGAGGATTAAGTAGAATTGGTGTGGCAGGTCAAGCGGGAACAAAATTAAAGGAACCGTATAAGAAGCAAGCCCTAGATTTAGCTGCAAAAGATAAAGAGATTCAAGACACTAAACAGTCAGACTTTATTAAACTTTTTGGAGCGGAGGCAATTAAAAAAGCCTTTACTCAGGCAAAGCTACCAGCTGTCAGCTTTCAACAGGTAGACGGAATTCCTGTCGCTCTTTATGCGGAAGGACCTATGGCTGGACAACCTATTAGCAACCAAGACATATATTACAACACACTTGCTAATAAAAAAATAGAACAAATAAATGATAAAAATAAACTTTTAGTTGCAAACTCAGTTAAAAATTTGTTTCCAGATTTAACTAATGAAGAATTAATACAGCTTAACCAAGATCCAGATTATTTCGTAAAAAACAATCCTAGATTTAAAGGTGATTTTTATGAAACAACAGAAGGAAAAAAACTAAAGTTTGATCAAGAATCAAATTTGAGACAACAATGGTTAACTAATACAAAAGATACATCCAATATAGTAAGGCAAGCTGCAATCCTTGATTTTGTTGCTCAAGATGCAACAGGTGCCAGCGACATGGCTCTCGTGTTCACTGTAATGAAAATATTAGATCCTACATCTGTTGTTAGAGGGGATGAGTATCAAGTAGCAGCAACCACCGATCTTAGTAAAATTGATGCTGCAACCACTAACTTAATTAATCAGGTTTTAAACGGTAAAACAGTGTTGTTAGCAGACCAAAGAGCAGCACTAATCGCAATGGCAAAGGATGCTGTGGCTGGATCTCTTCAGGGGTATAACAGCTTTAAAAATCAGTTTACTGATATAACCAATAACTATGGATTAAATCCTTCAAACGTAATAATAGATTACACACAAGGAATTAGAAATCTACCATTAGAAGATCAATTTACTTCTACTTATGATTACTTAATGAACTTAGGAAACGCACTCATCTATACTCCACAAGGGGGAGGCGAATCCACAGGAGGCGGAACTCCTACTCCGAGTGTAGAGGAAGTACTTACTAACTAGAGGATATTATTAATGGCTGAACCAAAAATTTTTGATCCAATTCTAGGTAAAACAACTGAGGATGTAGGTCCTTTTAGAACTTTAGAAGTTCCTCTTTTACCTGTACAAAAAGATCCTAGAGTTGGACCCTACACAACCGATGCAACAGCTTTTTTAGATTACATAGAACGTTTACGAAAAGATAAGTTAAGACAAACAAATGGTGAAGTAGACCTTTTTCCTAAAGGAGACACACCTAAGGCAGATGCCCTAACAAGATTTGCTGCCGATGTAAAAGAAGGAGTTAGTAGTGTTGGTCAAATAAACTACATGAAAAGTGTTTATGGAAATGAAAATGTTTTTGCAGATAAAAGTGGAAATATAGTTTTTAGACAGGGACCGGGATATGCTTGGGCAGCATTAGATCCAGATAACTTTGCTTTAGATAAAAATAATAATTTAGTGGTTGATTGGTTAGAACCTTTCGAAGCTTCTAGTGAAATGATTAATTACGGACCTGCAATGTTTTCTGCAAACCCTGTTACAGTTGCATTAACTTCTGCTGGCGGGGACATAGCGCTACAATATGTTTCTTCTCTTTTTCCAGGTGATGAAAATTTAACTTTAGAGGATAGAGCTTCCAGTGTATTAGCGGATGCTGTGTTAGGGGGATCTACTCAGTTTGGTGTTAATCAGTTTTTAAATTGGGTCACCAAAGTAAACCCTGTTAAAAACTTTGCAACAAAGGAAGCAGTAAGAATAATAAAAGGACTAGAAGGAGAAGAAAAAAGAATTTTTTTTGAAGAAGGTCTTAGATTACAAGAAAAAATAGGTCCTCTAACTTTATCTGAAATAAGTGGTGTAAAATTTTTAAGACAAATAGAAGATTTTTTAAGAGGGTATTATCTAACGAGAGGTCAGGGAGCAGATTTAGCTTTTGAACAGATTGAGTCCACAGCAGTCGCTATTCAAAACATGATGAAACAATTGTATGGAAAAACAGGAAAAGACGCTGGTATTTTAGGAAGCAAAATTACTGGTGCTTATGATGACATATTAGACAACTTGATCAAACAGAGAAAAGATAATGCTGACATTGGTTTTGAAAATTTAACCAAACTAACAGATAAAAAAACAGGTAAAGTAGTTGATTTTGCAGAAATTCCAATGATATCTACAGATAATTTTATAGCTAAATTAGACGCATTAATTAAGCAATATAAACCAAAGGGAACTGGAGATGATACTTTATATAGAAGTTTAATAGAGGCAAGAGCATCAATGGTAGACGATACTGGCGGCGCTAATATGCTAACTGCTCTTGAGTTTCAAAACCTAATTAGTCAATACAGTGCAGCCGCGGCTGGAACAGGGAGTGTATTTAAAGATTTAGCAACCGCCTCTCAAAAAAGACCTGCTAGAGAGTTATTAGATGCTTTAAATATAGATTTAGATCAAACGATTGCAAATGGATTACAGGGAAATGTAGAACTAAAACAAATGAGTAAAACCATCCAGTCAGAGATTGGACAGAGACTCCAAAACGTTCGAAATTTATACAAAACAGATAGTGATTTAATTAAAGCATTAGAAGATTCTTTTTTAAGTAAATTTATTCAGTCAGGAAAATCAGCGGAGGATGTAGTTACTCAGTTCACTAAATTAAATGCAACAGAGCTTGATGAAGCTTTAACTTTCCTAAGAAACAACGGTTATGATGACGTTATTAATCAATTAAAAAGCACTGTGGTGGAAGATGCTTTATTAAAATCATCTAGACCAATCGAAGACCTGACTTTTGAAGCTGAAAACCTTGCTCAGGCATCTCAAGCTAAAAAAGGAGTCTTTGGTGCATACAAAGAACGAGTTGGAAAAGAAAGAGCTGCTGGTGCTGTTCCTGAAGATGTTGTGTCCGCTTCTAGTAAATTTGATGGAGAAGTTTTTAAATCAATATTAGATCCGACTTTGTTTGTAAAAAATATGACCAATACTTTAGGACCTAAGGCAGGAAGTCCAAAAACAAAATTAGATATTTTATTTAGTAAAGAAGAGATTAAAGAAATAGCAGATTTATTTAACTATATAAGAAGAGTTAACTTTAGTAGAGTCAGTCCAAAAGCCTCTATGTTAGACATAGTTCTTGGTTTTGTTAATCTACAGGGTCTTGCAGCGAGAGCTGGAGGTATGAACTATTTATCTAAAATGCTTTTAACAAAACAAGGAAGAGATGGATTAAAAACTTTTATAGATTTGCAAACTGGAGCACTGTCACCAAAAAATGCCACAAAAAATCAAATGGCTAATGCAATGTTTTTTATTGAAAGTATGATGGGATACCAAACAGATTTAGCCACAGGAATAGCAACAGCAGAAAAAGGAACAAAAGAACCCGAACAAGAATACACTGATTTTTTAAAAACAATTGAAACTCAAGACATACAACCTGGCGCAAGATTTCCTTCCACTCCACCTAAACCCTCTAATAATGATGTAATGAATGTTCCTCGCGGACTGGGGGCTGTTTCTTCTCCTCAAGTGTCCCGCGGACTGGGGGCTGATGTTGTCCCTCCTTTGTCAGCCCCATTTAATCCGCAGACCGTGGCTAGCTTAGAGTCAGTGGGAATGCCTCTTTTCAATGCCGCTGAGGGTGGTATAGTCGATCTCTATGAGTCCAAAAAATTTAAAAGACCACAGGTGGTAGCATAATGGCTAGAGGAAGAAAAATAGCAAGTCCAGAGTCGAGAAAAAGAGCTCAAACAGCTGCAAGAGAATCTCGTCAAAGATTAGAAAATAAATTTAGAGAAGAAACGAGAGAAAAGTTTTTCAAAGGTCGTGAGGATGTTTCTGATGATCGCTTAGATCGAAGAAGACAACAAGATTTAGCGGAGCAAAGATTTATACGGACAAGAATGAAACCCGTAGAAAACACTAGAGGAACTCTTCTTCAAGAACCTTCTCCTGTGTTCAACCCAATGACAGGAAGATATGAGCGAACGACTCTTGCAGACAAAAGAATGCAACTAGCAAATAAATATGGTCCAACGTTAGGAGAAGTTTTTAGCGACATTGGTTATGGTCTAGGAAGCATTGGTAAAGGAGTAGGAGATTTTATCGGTAGAGGTGGTGTTCTTGGGTCTGTTGCTTCTGATTTATTTCAAAGAATTAAAAGTGGAACTCAGCAGGGAATAGAAACTGTTGGTGGTCTTTATGATAATTTGAGATCAGCTTTCAGCGGTCAGCCGACCGTTAATTACGGTGGAGGAAGTACCATTACAACTACTACCAATCAACCTGCAATTGATTTAACACCTGCCTCGATTGAAACAGAGACACTTTCCCCCATGAACTTAAATAGAAATGTGGGTGACGAGAGTGATCCATCTATCTTCGGTATAGACAATGCGGGGGTACCTCTTCCCTATCAAAGAAGCACTGCCGATCTTCCTTACAACAATATTAGCTCATTCAACCCAGATACTTATCAACCAGGATATCTTCCTGAGGGTTACTCTAATGTGGGTGTCGCTCCTATTGTGCCTGAGTACTACGACCCTAATAATACTTTAGGTAATATATACTTAGAAAGCATAGGAGAAGTTCCTAAGGGAACTGTTAGTCCAGATTTACGATCAGAATTATCTGAGCAAGATAAAAGAAAAATGTTAGATCGATATCTCTTCGACAAGATGCTTCAAGAAGAGATAAACAGGAATAAACAACAAAAACTCTTTGATGATATGAACCCAGAGTATCGAATAGATCCAACAGGTCAGCCTGTTCTTATGGCTCAAAACTTTGGATTACCTTCTTTAACAGATTTGTATAAATTTTCACAAAATCCTGAAGTGACTACTCCAGTAGGTAATTTAAGATTTGATAATGTTTTTTCAGGAAATCCTCAATTGGGTTACCAAACTGATATTTTTGGAGGTCAACTAGGTTTGACTGCGCAACCTGATCAATTAGGTTTCACTTTTACAAAAGATTTTAAAAATGGAGGAAGTGTAGACAAATACGCTGGTTTGGGTTATAAACTCAAATAAATGAAATTAATTAAATTTATTATAAACATATTTAAAAGAAAGGAAGAGAAAGATCCCCACGAAGAACACTGGGGTATAGGTGCAAAATGATAAAAATTACAGATGAACTTCGAGCTAGAATACAGGACAGTGAGGGACTACGTACATCCATGTACTTAGATTCACTAGGTAAAGCCACGATTGGAATAGGACATTTAATACAACCTCACGAAGAAGAACGATTTAAAGAAGGTGTAGAAATTTCTATGGAAGAAATCAATGAACTTTTTGATATGGATTTAAACAGAGCGGCAGCGGGAGCTGAGTCTCTGATAGAGGAGTGTGTCGGACACAACATACCTGAAAAAGCGGAGCACGTAATTTTAGAAATGGTTTTTCAACTAGGAACAAATGGTGTTCGAAAATTTCGCAAGATGTGGAAAGCGATACGTGTTAAGGATTGGAAAACAGCGTCACTGGAAATGAAAGATAGTAGATGGCATCAGCAGACCCCACGAAGATGTGAGGAACTAGCTGAAATTATTGCCAATATAACTCTTTAGAGAGTTCTTCTAATAAAGTTTGGGAAGCGACCTTCTTGTTTAAAGGTCATGTAAGCGGCGTACCAATCTTTTTTGTATTCTGCTTGGCAGAATTGTTTAATGGTTTCGTCTTTGTCTTCTTTTGTCTTAAAGAAGTTTAAAAAGTGATCCATTGATCTTTTGGTTAAATTAAACATAGTATTTTTTCCTTTCGAAAAAGTTTTTAATCCACAGGAAAGAAAAAAGAATTGTTGTTTCCGCACAGCAGATATGATATTTTATCAGTAAGAATAGTGATGACCAAAAAATATATGGAAGGAAACTTGTGTGTATTTAGAAAAGGTCGTTAGATTAGTGTCCCTTGCAAATAATTAATTTATCAACTGTCGTCACTATTCTCTTATTTTCTTAAATAACTAACTTGACTGGGAACTTCTACTTTTTCCCAACGCTGTAAAACAGCCTTACTAACATCTTCATGAAGTACTTTTAGTTGACCTAATGGTAATTCAATGGGTCTCCCTATATTTTCTTGTGCTTGCTTTACTTCATTTCTCGTTAAACTAAGTAGTAATTTTCCGTCTTGATATATTATTCTCATTGTGCTTCTCCCCAATTATCTCCTATGGCAACGTCTACCTTTGATGGAATATTAATCTCAATAGCGTTTTCCATATACTCTATTATTTGTTGTTGCTTCTCTTCACTACCGTCAAAGCTGATCGCCAATTCATCGTGAATTTGTATCATTGGAATAATCCCCTCTTTATAGAGAGTTACCATTGCCTGCTTTGTCTGATCAGCGGCGCTCCCTTGAATTAATCTATTTAATGCCTTGTAGGTACCCGCTCTTTTTAGAGGTGTATTAATACCGTGCTCCTCTTTTGCTTTCTCATAGGGGTATGCTCGGTGAGCACCAAAAGCCTTTGGCTCCCACAAATCAAAGTGACAGTGTCTTCCTAAGAATGTTTTTACTTTTCCTGTTTTGCTTGCGTGATCCGAAACTCGGTCAGCCAGCTTCCTTACAAAGGGAACTCGAGTATTATACTCCGTAATTAGTACTTTTGCCTCTTCTGGGTCAATTCCTAGCTGATCTGCCAGTTTTCCGACACCCATTCCATAGAATAACCCCAAATTTATGGTTTTAGCGCTCTTACGTTCGATTTTTCCAATCTCCGCCATGATCGTATGGAAGTCGGTGTTTTTATCGCTCCTGTAAGCTCCTACGAGTTTTTCTGAGCCCTCCAACCCGATAAAATCAGCATAATGGACTACTAAACGAGGCTCTTGCTGTGAATAGTCAAAGGAACCCCACTTCTCTCCCTCTTCAGGTAAAAACAAACTTCTGATCATTGTTCCTATTTTTATATCCGCCTCCTTACTGTCTCGAGCAGGTATCTGCTGTAGGTTTGGATTCGAATAACTAAATCTTCCTGTCACCGCTCCGCCGTTCTCTGTCTTAAGTTGGTTGATATTGGCATGAATTCTTCCGTTGTGATTATATCTCTCTATCGTATGGAGGAACGTGGTTCGCGCTTTGTTGTATTCTCTCGCTTGAACAATTGCCTTGGGAACGGGATGAGGATGGTTTTCTAAAAAGCTTTTTGTAAAACTAGGATTACCTTTATCTGTTTTAGGGTAATCAATTTTGCAGAGATCAAAGATAGAGGCAATCGATCTGGCTGCCCAAATATCTACCTTACCCCCTGTCTTATCGTGAACAAAGTTTAATAACTTATTTTCTTTTTTAATTAATTCTTTTTCTGCTACTGCTAATTTATCTAAATCTACTCTCACTCCCTTTCTTCTCATTTCCATGAGAACAGGAAGAAGTTCTGTTTCTAAATCAAAAACAGTTTGTAAATTATTTTTAGTGATATCAACACTGAGCCTATCCCAAAGCTTTAAACATAGCACGGCATCCTGTTCGGCGTACTCTCCCACAAACTGAGCAGGTATCTTGTACATCTCTGCCTTTGGATCAACACCCCACTGTGCCGCTGTTTCTCTTAACAAAAACTCATTTTTACTTTCCCCTAAATACTCTTTCGACATTGCGTTTAAAGAATAACTAAATCTATTTTCATCAATCAAAGGTCCCGCAATCATTGTATCAACAATTCGACCATTCCATTTAACTCCCTCTGCCTGCAACCAACCAAAATCATAGGATGCATTGTGAGCAATCTTATCGCAGTCTGTAGACAGCATCTCATTTAACCAATCAAAAACTATTTCGGGAGAGTGATTAAAACCTGTTTCATGTCGAATGGGATAATATCCCTCCCAACCATCAACAGCGACTGCCACTCCAATAATGTGTCCATCATTTGTTGCCCATCCCGCACCCTTTTGACTAATGTTTGGATCTTTAGTTTCTAAGTCGATAGCAATTCTTTTTGCATCTTTAATATCGGGAAAGTCCATTGGTGGTAGCCATTCAGACTTGGGTTTAAACATTCCTATTTGTTTGCTCATTATATTTTTGCTCCTTTATTTAAATTTTCTTTAGCCCAAAGGGGTTGTAAGTTGGTGTAGTGAAAACATTTCTTTTGCTCCGAAGGCTTCGTCAAATCAAAACTTGCACAAGGAATGATGTGATCGATATGCCAGTCACCATGATTGTCCCAAGACATTCCTTTTTTAAATTGTTTTTGTAAATGTTGAATAACTATTTGTATATCTTTAACACCTAATAAATCTAAAGTTTTCCCAGATCTAAAACCTTTTTTAACAGCTTGTCTTATTCTGCTCCTACAAGTACTTTTTATTCTAAATTCGGTGTTTGTATTCCATTGTTTTTTAAACCATTTTTTTATGCTTTCTAATCTATATTTTTCTTCTATTTCTTTTCTCTCTGGTTTGTTTTTATAGATATAATGCTTTCTTAATTTTTCAGCATATCTTACAGGGTCATTTTTTAGTTTTTGATATGCTCTTTTTCTCTGTTCCTTTACCTTCTCTGGATTTTTTAATCTCCATCTTTGAACATTCTTTTTTACTCTTTCTTTTTTTTGCTCTAATGTTTTCATATTCTATAAGCCTCTCTTGATTGAGGTAAGACAATGAATAAATTGTGTCTTGCTCTTGAGAAAGCAACATAAAATAAACGATGCTCATTAATAGGATTAGTCCGATAGTCATCGTATGCCATCTTTCCTATATCAAGAGAGACAATAACATTGTCTGCTTCACCACCCTTTTGTTGGTGGATCGTGGACAGTGTTATTCTTGGTTCTTTCCCTATGTCCTCACCCCTTGACTCTAGGTTTTCCAAGTATGCTCTTGTTTCTGTATTCAAGGTAGTCATTACTTCTACCCATGAAATTCCGAAGTCAGCTTGCAGTCCGTAACTTTCTTTTAGTTCCTTAAAACAAACTTTTTTATCAGGGAAAGCTTTCTTTTGTTCCGCTATTACTTTTTTATATCCTCTGGCAACAAACTCTTTTCCAATACTTTTATATAAATTATCAACCATCTTAATTGGAACTTCATTTGTTTCACTTCTCATTAATTCTTTCCAAGTCAGTATAGCGTTTCTTTCTTGTGCTTTCACAGAATAACGATACTTATTATCCCGCATTTTAACACGAAAAAATACATTCTTCTTTCTTAATACTTCCTCTAAATCTTCTCTGATTGTTCTTGTTCTACCCATAACCAACCAGCTACCCTCAGACATGTTTAAATGATAAATACCTTTAACAAACTCAACACTTCCATCTCTCTCCGCAGGCTTCCATTTAATGTCATCATAGGCAACGATTTGCTCTTCAACACGATTAACCACTTCCCATATTTTTCTTGGTACTCTCTTTGATTGATCTAAAACAATAGTCTCCTCTGCCTGTGTTTTTACTTCAATAGCTTTGGAGACATCGGCATCCGCCCAAGTATAAATAGCTTGATTGGGATCCATAGCAATATAAGAAACCTCCGATGATTTCCAAATCATCTCTGCCATTTTCCATTGGATTGTGGACATATCCTGTGACTCATCAAAGAAAACAACACGAAAGGGTTTCACTCTATCTTGTTTGACATAGTTCATAATCAAATCTGTAAAATCCATTTTAGGTCCTGAATCTTTAACAAAAGATCCTGTCACACCATCCGTAAACTTCTCATACCCCTTTTCTTTATATTCTTTTAATCCTTTCGAAATATACTCAAGCTTGTGATAAATAATGTCTTTTGCAAACATTGTCCAACAGTCTCTTAAATCAATATCTCTTCTTTTTGATTTTTCAATTAACTGAATATATTTGTCGTCGTAGTTGTTGTAAAAACTATCGTCATCGTTATTAACATTAATTTTAATCCTAAGTACATCTTCTACATTTCTCCAATCATTTTTACTCATTATATAGTCACGACTTAAACCTAACTGACGTAAGGCATAAGAGTGAAGTGTTGAGAAGCTTTCTAATTGAGAGGCAGGTATTTTAAACTTCTCACTGGCTCTCTGTTTTGCTTCGTCTACCGCCTTATTTGAAAAAGAAAAGAAACCAATCTCATCAATCGAGTATCCCTCAGCGATATACTCTTCTATCTTATTAAGAATAAAAGTTGTTTTGCCCGTGCCTGGCGGTCCGATGACAACAATGGGTTTACTCATACTGTGTCTCCAAAAACAATGGATCTTCTTTACTAAATCTTAATTGCATTACTTCTTTATAGTTTTCATTTAACTCAATTAAAATTGCATTTCTTTTATGCCTATTCGCGGCAACTCCTGTTGTTCCTGATCCACCAAAAGGGTCTAAGACTGTTCCACCTTCAGGGCATCCTGCAAGTACACAAGGCTCAATTAAATCAATAGGAAAGGTAGCAAAGTGTGCTCCCTTAAAAGGTTTAGTGGTAACTGTCCAAACGTTTCTTTTATTTTTCTTTGTATAGTTATTCTTTTTAAGTCCCCCCATTTTTGTTCTACCTGGTGTATTGTTAAGTTTAGTGGTATCTCTATCTCTATTTAAATTATCGTATGTTAAACAGTCTTCTTTAATAGCTTCATGATCATAGTAATAAGCTTTATTTTTTGTTATTAACCATATTTTTTCATGAGAAGAAGTAGGTCTATCTCTGACACTCTCAGGCATGGGATTAGGTTTCGACCAAATTATTTCTGATCGAACATACCATCCGTCTTCCTGTAGAGCGATTGCCACTCTATTAGGTATCATCATTAAGTCTTTTTCTTTTATATCCTCAAACACAATACCCCTTTTACTACCTTTTGTAGGTAGGTCTTGTCTTGAATTACTAATAGTTTGTTTATGGTAGTCGGGACTTTTATATAAATTATCTTTGTTTCTTGTTGGTCGATAATTGTAATAGCTGTCCCCCACATTCCACCATATAGTAGCAGTGTCTTTTAACTTAGGTTTCATTAATCTAAAAAGATTAACCGTGTTTTGAATATAATCTTTGTAATGATTTTCTAAACCCATTTGATTTTCATTGCCGTAGTCTCTTAAACCAAAGTAGGGAGGGGAAGAAATAACACAATCAATAGAGTTATCGTTTAATTCTTTTACTTTCTCAAAGCTATTTCCAAATAATACTTTTATCAAAATGGTATCTCCTCTTCTTTTATTTCTTTTTCCATATTAGGAATATCTAACTCTGGTTGCTCTACAGTTAGTTCTTGTATTTTCCAGAGTCTAATTCTGACATTTTTTACTGTCTTGATCAGGTCTTCCGCATCATACTCCTCTCTTAACCTAACGGTTACCCACGCTCGAGACTCTTTAAAGTCATTTCTCTTTAAGTGATCCATCAAATCTTTTAGAGCAAAATAAGTAAACCCCTCTTCCGAGTAAGACTTACCTAGAAAGATATCATCGAAGCTTAGTGCTTCTCCTTGGTGTAAACAAAATTCTTCTAGCAATTCTTTAAACTCACCTTTCTTGGTTACCTCTTCGGGAGGATAGTCAATAGAGATATTCTCAAACAACTCTGAGTATGTTCTATTCCACTCCGCAGCGCTCATATTCATAATCCCTGTATTTAATTGTTCAAGACATGCTTGAATAATTTTACGATGGTTCATTAAGTCTTCGGTATTCGATATCTCTATTCTTCTGTCATCGACATTGAGAAAATACCTTGGTGGATCCGACTTATAAACTTTTAAATCAGCGTATACAGGATGCTCTCGATCATTATCACCACCCACACCAAATTTTCTTTTCTTACATAAACGCTTATTACAAAGAGACTCAATCGGTGGCTGAGTACATCGATACATATACTTTGGCGCACCCTCATTGTCGCTTTGACTAATCTGTCTAATAACAGAGATAACCTCATCCGCTTTTAGCGGTGGGTTAATATAAACCCTATTATATTCTTCAATTAATTCTGCGAAGTTATCAGGACTGGACTTCCTATAGAATACCCCGATATTGAAGAGAGCATTATTGCGGGAACCATCGCTCACTCCTTGTTCGGTTAGTATCTGTAAGCAAGGAGGTCCATCCTTGATAACTTCATTCTTGAAATCTGTCTTGATGCTTGACAGATCACCAACGACCATAGAGTCGTATAGCGCAAGAAACTGTTCTAGTGTGGCACCCGATCCATCCTCTTTGAGAGCGTATCGATTTCTTCCGTGATAAGGTAAGTTAATCCAACTCCCTGTATCTCTCTTCTGTTCTCCCTCTCTCTGAGATAACTCAATCTGTTTAGGAAAAACTTCCGCCGATGGATACCCAATTGCCGTTGCCATCTCACTTAGTTTTAATTGTATATCTTTAGCGGAAACTTCCTCTTTCATAAATAAATATAAATGAGCGCCACCACTTTTAGATAAACACATTACCAGTGGAAACTTTTTATCTTTAATTTTTTTCTGAAGTGCCTTGTGATCAAGGGGATAAACATCAATATCAATAGCACCAAACACACACTGATTGTCATCGTTGATCGGAACAATACCCATGGCAGGATACTCTCCCTTTAAGTGCTTCTCAAATTTTTCAGTGGTCGGCGGTTCGTGGACAGTTTTCATTCGAGCTTCCACTTTTTTACCGTTTTGTGGTTCGTTTGATTTCTCAAACACACCATGGGCACGCTCTAGCCCTTTAAATATATTCTTAAATTTTTCTACAAATGCATCATTCATTTATTGGTTCCCTTAATAAATGATACGGCAACCCCTCTGAACAACATAAACGAGGAGAAATACTCGGATAGGGACTGCCGTATCGTGTGCCAGTAAACTAAAGTGGTGACTGGATTCAAGATCACCACTTTAGAAGTTAGAATGGTAGATCGGACTCTGTATCACCATTCACGGAGGCATCTCCGCTATTGGGAAGCGGAGAAACTTGTTCATCGGAGTTGTCTTCTACACCAGACACCTCACCTTTATGGATAGCCTTTTCAAATTTAATGGCATCACTAAATATCTTTTCGACATTAGGATTATCTAATTCATCAATCCATTTATCTTGAGTAATCACCCAATCATAGTAGTCACCCTTTTTACCTTGTACGGCTCTAGTGCTTAGCTTGTATGATCGAGCAAAGTCTTTGGGTTGATAAATTTCATCGCCATCAATTCTTCTTTGATTAGCCATAATTGAATTCCATGTTCTAGATTTCTTTAGCTGAGTAGATTTCATTTTGATAATAGCTTGGTTCCAACTTCCATCGGGCTCAACTACAATCACATAGTGTTCAGCGGTGTTTTGAACATAAGTCTCACCACCATCTAAAATCTCTATGTTATCGTCGTTTCGAACTACTCTACCATCTCTCTTCATTTTTTCGTATTCTTCAATGGTATAAGTATTGATTGGAGCGTTGGCTCTGTCTCTATCTAAATGCCACTCAACATATCTTCTTCTGTAGTAAACTGGTAAAACAGTTAACTCTGTATAAAGCTTTTGAGTTACACTATTGAACACCATTCCCTCATCAGCACCATCGATATATTTATCGTGAGTCTTTTTTCTCTGTGGAGAATTGGAAACGATTACGTTCAAATAAGGTATCTGATAATCTTCGGCATCTCTCTCACTGAGGGAGGCACCAGCTTTTCTTAAAATTGAGTTATCAAATACCGCTACGTTTTTCTTTTCTTCTTTTACTACTTGTTGTGTTTTACTTTTCTCTGACATATTTTACTTACCTTTCTTGATATTGATTTTATGTCCGACATAAACTCCAAATGTTTCCATTGGGATGTCTTTACCGTTCTCAATCATTTCACGAATGAAACCCTTGAGAGTCATAGGTTCGACTTTGATACTTCTATCGGCGTCTAAACCCTTACTTGCCAAGTCACTGTAAATTTGATTTGCCTTTTCATCTTCGGCTCTACCAAACTTTAAGACAACTTGATTTTTTATAATGTCATCATATCCATTATCACGAAGCCATTGAAATGCCTCCTCTTGATTATCTTTGGATATAGTTCCAGTATAAAATGGTTTGATGTCTACAGATTGTCCATCTGACATCTTAATTGATTTAACACCACGCTCTTCCATCAAAGAAACAATTTGTTCTCCGTTTTGTCTGAGCANGTCTTTTTTAGCTTTCATNAAAGACTCTAAGTCTTCNANTTCTTTTTCAAGTTTTANTTGTTCCTGACATGCTTTTGATATNGGATCAACTTCACTCACTTCAAAGTCGCTTTTCTCTTTTCGTAAATCTAACGTCATTGTTTTCCTTTCTATTCGTTTATGTCAACTCTGATAGGAAAGTAATCTCTTTCTAATCTATCATATTTTAACATATTATATCTACCATTAGATATAGTGCTTACAACCGAACATGTCAACCCTATTAATGCGGGATCTCCTACTAAGACCAAATAATCGTTGTCTTTAAAGTCTTTTAGGATTTGTTTTATTTTTCTAATTGTAGGCTGGGGAGACATGACTACCTGTTTTTGACTGTCAAACAAATAAATTATCTCTCCAAATCTTTCTGCTTGAGAGAAGTCTAATCCTCTCAGTGTTCCGTCAATGTGTTTTCGCAAAACTTTTTGTATTATATAAACTTTACTTTTACTTTCGCTCATGTAATAATTCTCTCTATAGAATAATTGTTATCATGTTACTAGATAAATACAAGTTTAAAACTAAGCCTATGGAGCATCAGCTAATTGGTTTAGCGGGAATGCTTAATCAGTTTGAGCAAAACTCACCTGAGTATGCGTTGTTTATGGAAATGGGATGCGGTAAAACGAAAGTTCTTATCGATGGAATATCCATTCTTTTTGATAACGGAAAAATAAATCAGCTACTCGTTATCTGCCCTAATGGAATAAAATACAACTGGAGAGAAGAATTAGAAAAACATTTAGCCGAACACATAGACTACGATGTCCATGTTTGGGAGGGAGCAAAAACAAAAAAAGAACAAGAGACAATTAAGAAAGTTTTGTTTGCTACTGACAATCGATTAAAAGTTTTGATTATGAATATTGACTCTGTCATTACTAAGTTTGGATCGACGGTGGCTGAAAAATTTACTCTCGTTGATAAAACATTAATGTGTATTGATGAGTCGACGATTATTAAAAACATGTCCGCTCAAAGAACAAAGAGATGTATTAAGATTGGAACGTTTGCCAAGTATCGAGTTATTCTTACAGGATCACCGATTACAAAATCTCCCGAAGACTTATATGGTCAGTGTGCCTTTCTTAGTGAAGACCTGCTCGGCTTTAGTTCTATCTACTCTTTTAAGGCTCGCTACTGTGATCAAGTCAAACTAAACTTTGGGGGTCGCAGTTTTAATAAGGTCACAGGATACAAGCGACTTGATGAGTTGACAGATAAAATACAGCAGTTTTCTTACCGAGTCACAAAGGCGGAGGCTCTGGATTTACCTGATAAAATTTATATGAAGAGACGCGTACCGATGACCGATAAACAACTCAAGGCTTACGTCATGATGAAGAATGTTGCGTTGGCGGAGATTGATGGAGAACAACTAACAACCGCTACGCTGATTGCTCAATTAAAGAGATTACACCAAATTGCCTGTGGATACATGACAACGGATGAGGGAGGTCTTATTGATTTCTCTGAGAATAGATTAAAAGAGTTACTTGATACGATTGAAGAGGTAGACGGAAAGGTGATTATCTGGTGTTCCTACCGCCATAATATTAGAAAGGTTATTGAAACTTTAGACAAGAAATACGGTCAGGGGTCAGCGGAAGGTTTTTACGGAGAAACTCCCAGCACGGAGCGACCCAAGATATTAGAGAGATTTAAAAACCCTGAACACCACATGCGTTTTTTGGTTGGTCATCCGCGGACAGGGGGATACGGCTTAACTTTAAATATAGCTAAAACTATGATATTTTATTCTAATGATTATGATCTAGAAATCAGAGAGCAAGCTGAAGCTAGAAATCATAGAATAGGAACAGAGGATAAAGTGACTTACGTTGACTTAGTCTGTGAGGGAACGGTGGATGAAAATATAATTAAGAGTCTGCGTTCTAAAATTAACATCGCCAGTGAGATACTTGGTGAAGAATTTAAGGAGTGGTTGATATGATGCCAGAAATAATACTCGAAGACGATCAAACAATCGATCATCGAAAACTCAAGGATGCTTGCCAATGCTTTAATGCATTAATTGAGATGCAAGAAAAGTTAGATAAGTATGAAAAATGGGCTATGGCTAACATTATTCATGAGACAGCTATGGAATTAGCAAAGGACATAACAAAGAAAGTACAATGACTAGCAGAAAATATAAACTACAAAAGAAACCTGTGTACGAGCACACCGATAAGAGAGCATCGGAGCGTTGGCACACAGAGGAGTACAAAAGAAAAAAAGCAAGGAGAATTGCTGATAAGTTATTAGGTAAAAATTATTTTACCAACATGCAGGCAGTTATGTTGAAGGCTGCCATTGAAATGAGTGAAAGGAAAAAATGAAACATAGTTACTTTAAAATACCTGGCTGGTTTAATATGCATGAGGCATACGATCAGCTACTAGACAATTGCGAGAATGGAGATGAGATTTTAGAGATTGGATCCTTTATGGGCAGGTCTACATCTTATCTTGCTACTAACATTATTAACTCGGGAAAGAAAGTACACGTTTACGCTCTGGATACATTTGAGGGATCATCGGAACACGGTAATCTAGATATTGCTGGTGGTTTTTATGAGCAGTTTAAAGAAAACTGTAAGGCTTTTATTGAGGGAGGAATTGTGACTCCCGTTAAATCTCGAAGCGACGATGCCAATACACTGAGACGTTGGGAGGATAAACACTTTCAAGGAATTATTATTGATGGCGCTCACGAGTATGACGCCGTCAAAGAGGATATCTTAAATTGGTGGGGAAAGCTCAAGGATGGCGGATCGATGATCGGTGATGATATGTCGCTGGCTTCCGTTCAGCAGGCAGTTCAAGACACCTTTGGTCGACAATTATGTGAAAATAGTAGTGGAATTAGCTATCTTCAAGGTTATGAGCAGTGGTTTTCTGTCTCAAAAGGAACAGAATTACCGAAATGCAGTAAATTAATTCCTGGGCAGAATACTTTAAAAAAGTAAATAATTTCATATAATTCCTCTATGGAATATCAATTGGAGTATGTTGTCTGGAGAGACACCGTCGAAGAGGAGTCGGGATGGCATACCTACCAAGATATGAAAAAATTAAAAACCGCTATATGCGATGAGGTGGGATGGGTTCTTCAAGAGAATAAGGATGAATTAAAATTAATGGCTTCGATGATCCGAAAAGACAAAGAGGGTGGTCGAACGATAGTTATTTATAAAAGCTCTATTATTCACAGAATAACAATTCCTCTCAAATTGTATTCTGATGATGTGAAAAAAGAACTTGACTAGTCACATTAATGAAAAACATGTTAAGGGAATTGTCTCCGAACTTCGTGTGTCTCAAATTTTATTGGAGTTAGGTTTTCTAGTATTTGAAAATGTTGCTCCCAATGGGATCATCGATTTAATTGCTATCTCGCCTGATAACGAAACTTTTCGCATTGACGTAAAAACTAAATCTAAGAGAAAAACGAAATCAAAAAAGAGACAGATTGGTCATGAGATTTATCGGAGCCCGTCTAAGGCTCAAAAGGAAATGGATGTCGTTTTGGTGATTGTGGACAGCGGCTCGTGTAAGGTGCACCCTACTCGATCTAAATTATCGAAATGGCTTACGTTGAAGTAAAGTTTTTCTCAGAACAAAAAGAAGCAGGATAAACATTTACCATTTCCAACTGGAGTTTAGTCTTCAATACTTTTCCCATATCTAAACACTCGTTGAGAGTCTTAAAGGGCTCACTCATTGGAACAATCTTACATGTATTCTCAAGACTCATCATAGGGTTGTAAATACAAATAATCATAAATAAGTAAAATTTTGCCATGGAACAATGCTACCATAAAAGTCAATATATTTATTTAATAAAATCAAAAATATTTATGTAGCTATTTACATTTGAAGTTTGATATAGTAGTAGATACCCCCTCTAAAAGGATAAAAATTATGACAGAAGATCAAGAAAACAAACTAATTATTGCTTATTTGCAAGATGTTATCGCTCAGATGACAGCGTATAAAGAATATAAATTAGAGTATGATGAGATGATAAAGCAAGAGGAAGCTAAATTATCCTCTTCTTCTCTCTAGTATCTCTTTACCTTTATCGACTATTTTCTTCCAAACGCTGTGATCATAAAGCTTTTCCGTACCATCGGAAAATTCTACTAAGACTTTATGGACAATATTTTCTTCTTCGTCGGGCACGTCAACGTACTCGACTTTATAAACAGTTCGCTCAAAGAAATGCGGGTGATCTTTTATTATCTCCAACATTCTTAAAATTTATCATAATTTATGAATAAAATATACTAAAGTTTTTCTAGTTTATCGTAGTATTCTTTGACGATAATATGCAACTGAGTAGGCTTTGTTCTTAAAGTATCCTTACAAATTCTCTCTAACATTTTTTGTGTATCCACAGAAATGATCTGTGATACCCACTTTTTATCTTCTTTCGACATTCTAATCTCCTTTTTAATATAATTTCNTTATTTATATAATATTTANTATGAAAATAAAATAGTTTAAATAGGGAGTCATTACCCCCTATTTAGATTAAATAACATTAAGCAATTGATTGACTGTATTTAATTCTTCTCTGAGTCTATTGATCTCGTAATCAAACCTCAGGTTGAGTATATCAATTTTAGACTTATTTCTAACCTTAATATATTTTTCCAACTGTGATACAATCTCTTGCTTTCTCTTTGCGTGCTTATTCACCCAGTAGTCCTCATCAGAAGACATACTTACTTCTCCTTTCTTTCTCCAAGAAATTCTTGGCGAGTCTCACCATTGTTCTTGTCCTATCCTTTTGCAGCTCATCGATATTATTCACGTAGCGGTTATCGACCAGCGGATTGCGGACTTTGAA